TAGTTTTTCCGCCATGGGGTACTGGTCAAGTTTTTGCATGTAGTCATGCTTGGCCACCATTTCCCCGTACTGTAAGAATTCATTGTACGTGGACTCCGGCAGCCCAAGCGCCTCAATCAGGTGCGAGTAGGCCGCCACATGGAGTGCCTCCCTAGCCGCAAAACCCGACAGCATCATCTTGACCTCAGGCGCCTTAAACACTGGGATGTAGTGGTCGTGGTACGCACTTCCAATGTCCATGTCCCCTGTTACAAAGAAGCGCATGATCTTGGTTACAAAGTCTCGCTCCTGTTGTGTAAGGCGTTTCTTAAAGTCTTGCACGTCCTCACTCATAGGCACTTCGCTGTGCAGCCAGTGTGACTGCTCGTGCTTTAACCACGCTTCATAAGCCCATTCAAATGACATGGGGCGAAACGTATCTCGCTGTTCAGTTAGTTTGCTCATTTTCTATCCTTCACATGCGACGCATTCAGTACCTTCGGCAATTGCTCTTAGGTCTATTTCGTCTTCTAATTTTTCACGTTTGATTTTGGCACCGACTCGGTCTGCGCGTCCAATCTTTTCTGACCTACAGTAATACAGCGTCTTCAATCCTTTTTTCCATGCTGAAAAATGAATGGCATGGATGTACTTGATGTGTACGTCGGGACGGAAAAACAAATTCAAAGACTGTCCTTGATCAATAAATTCTTGACGATCCGCGGCCAAGTCTATAACCCACCGCTGATCAATTTCCATGGCCGTTTTGTAAATGTCTTTCTGCAAGTCAGTCAAGATATCTAAGTGCTGTACAGACCCATCGTTGGAGATAATCGAAGACCAGACATTGTTGTACTCTTCCTCGGTTTCAGTCAGGGACTTAACGATTGCATCTAGCCACTTATTTTTAGTGAAAAAGGCACCTGAAAGTGTGTCTTGGCGATAAGCATTTGCCCGATAAGGTTCAATGCTTGGGGAAGTATTGCCCATAATGATGGAGCTTGAAGCGTTGGGAGCAATAGCCATAACGTGACTAAATCGACGTCCAGTTCCGACAGCGTCCAAAGCTTCACCTCTCTTGCTACCGAGTTTAACGTTTGCACGATCTAACCCTTCCCTGATGTGTTTAAAAATTTGAATATTTTTAACTTTGGCCACAACGCCTTCAAATGGAATGCCCATACGCTGCAAGTAACTATGTAACCCAAGAGCACCAACACCAATACTGCGTTCACGCTGAGCACTATATTTAGCACGAGATATAGTATCAGGGGCGTTGTCAATAAAATAAGTAAGTACGTTGTCAAGCATTTCAGCAACGTCTTCAAGGAAGAGAGGCTCGTTTTTCCAGTCTTCATAATATTCCAAATTTAAAGACGACAAACAACATACCGCTGTGCGTTTTTCATCCGTCGGTAAAATAATTTCAGAACATAGGTTTGATTGACGCACCTTCAAACCTTTTTCTTTTAGCCATTGCGGCAACTTGCGGTTGCTAGTGTCGATAAAATGAATGTAAGGTTCGCCTGTGTGCATACGCAATTCTAAGATCTGCTGCCACATGTGTTTGGCTGACACCACTTCTCGCACAACACCAGAGTGAGGGTCTTTTAACTCCCAATCATCACTGGCCTGTGGATCTAACATACAGCGTTCAATGACTTGCATGAAATCGTCGGTGATGTTAACGCCATGATGCATATTTAGGCACCGAACATTTTGATCCCCCGTTGGTTTTCGCATTTCAATGAAGCTTGTGATATCGGGATGACTGATATCCAAATATGCGGCATAAGATCCTCTACGTGTTTTACCTTGTCTATAGGCCAAGGATGATGAATCGTAGATTTTAAGATGTGACATAACTCCAGTGGATTTGTCACCCGCAGATCGAATGCCGAAGCCAATGCCGACACCACCGCCGAGCATGGATAGCCAATTTGTTTCTGATAGATTTTCAACTAAGCCCTCCGCAGTGTCTTCAATAAAATTTAAAAAACAAGATATTGGCATGCCCTTGGAAGAGCGTCCAAACGAAAGTATGGGGGTAGAGTAAGACAACCAGTGCTTGCTTGAGTACTCATACAGGCGCTGTGCGTGCGCATAATTAGAGCCAAACATTTTGGATACATATGCAAATCGATGCTGTGGTGACGCCTCATCATCACGCATATAGGATTCTTTTAACCGTTTTAAACCAAGCTCGTCGAACAATCCGTCTCGTTCCAGATCTATGATAATGCCTGAGTATTTTTCTTTCATAGTGGTGGTGTTTCTTATTGGTGGGTTAAAAAAGCCTCCCCGAAGGGAGGCCGCGCTAATGCTACTGTACTACTGTACTAATTAAACCGCAAAATCTGCTGCGGCACTTGACGATCCACCCAAGGCCTCACCATCTTCCAGTTTCTGGAGGTTGTTAAGTCCGCACGCGATTCCTTTGGAGCCCTGTGCGTTATATGGGTAAAACGTAACTGATACACGGCCGTAGCAGCCCGAGTAAAACTCTGTGGGGTCGATGATAGCTTGCGCTTCAGCGTCCACAACTCCGGGTCTGTTTGCGCTGTTGGCGTTGATGAAATACGAGTTGGCATATGCCGGATCGTCTTTCTCTGCGTCACCATCGCGTAGACCACCTTTAAGACCTTTTGGCACAACACCACCAAAATAGCCTGCAGACGCGGCCTTACATTCTTCAAATGCTTTTTTAAGCTTCTCGACTGTTTCTGTGTCCGACTTAGGAATAATGATAGAAACCGAATACTTTGGTGTTCCACCTTCCACAGATGCCTTAGGTACAAATACGTTAGCGTAGCTGAAACGTACTTTGCCGGTTACCACTTTAACTTTCGATGCTTGAGTCATTTTAGAGCCTTTTTAACGTTGTGATTCAGACTTCAATCGGGGCTGAATCGTCTGCCCGTAAAAACTATTTTGATACCAAGTATAAACCAACATTGCCAAGTGCGTATCCAATAAAAGCAATACCTAGCCCGACTTGACCTTTGATGAACAAATCAATAGCCACAAATAAGTATACCACGCCGATTGTTGCAATTAACCAAGAGCTCATTCAAAATCTCCTGCGTTGTTGTTTTTTACTAGTTTTAGAGAGCCTTCCGGCCTCTGAATAAGATCACCCAGTATACCATTTACTTCGTTCTTGGCACCAAGTTTTTCAAGTTGTGCCACAGATTTAAGACTTGGTACCTCATAAATATCTTCACGCTTGTATCCTTTTTCCAACAGGATGTGCGCGGCCAGTGTGTGATCCGTGATTTTGCGGTGTGTTTTGGTCGTAGTCAGTGTGTATCCTTTTGGCAACACGCTGCTGTTAACTGCTCGTTGAAGCGCAAAATCTTTTATGTCGTTTGCCCAAGTCACTAGCATGCTAGATCGAGTTAACACTTTTTCAATCTCTTCTTCGTTTAACAGTGGCGCCGGCCTAAACTCAAGCTTGGCCAGATCATTAACATAATCTGCCCGCGCTCGGCATGTGGCCTTGGCACGACAAAACTGGCACCCCTCTTCGCTTGGGATAAACTCACCAAGCCCTGCCCACGCTTTCTTGGCTTTTGGCTTGACGTAGTACACTGCCCAGTCTAAAAGCTTCTCTATGGTCGTGCTGTCGGTGCTGATGCTATCTAAACGAGGTTGGTGAATTGTGTACTCAACTTCTTTTATATCAGGAAACTCTTCCTTGAATTTTGAGTACGCCCCAAGTGCGTATAGTCGTAACTGAGGGTTGTCTATTGCGGAGACGGAGATTCCTTTGCCAAATTTAAGGTCGATTACCCGCACCTTGTTTTTGGACAAGATGATAACGTCTGCGGTACCAAACCCGTCGTTTACCCATTCAGAAAAGTCTACCCTCTGTTCAAACAGTGGTCGGTCACCTTCGCCAATCTGACTACGTACATACAACACGTAATTATCCACGTAATGTTCAAAATCCTCGTTGTAATACTTTGAGGCTTTAATCTTTTCATAAATCTTGTCAAAGTCAGGTTGTTTGATTTGGTTGTACGCAAGCCTAAGTTTTGCCTCGCCAAGCTCGTGTGCGGTAGTGCCCTCGGCCGAAAAGTCAAACTGGCTTGCACCACGCTTTTGTTCGGGGAGGGTTGCTTCAAGTCTTGGTGCTGGTGTGCATAGCAACCATCGCTTGGATGATGAGGCGCTGAGTAGGGCGTGGGCTGTCATTCGGTTTACCTGTTAAGACTGTTTATCGTAAACCTACTTATGCCAAAAAACAGACAAATTCTTCGTGTTTTAAATATATTTATTTTTCAATAGAAAAGGGCGGAAATAATCCGCCCTTTTACGTTCATTTCGTTTCCGATACGGAGACAAACTCACCACAAAATATAATTAAGCGTTATCCGCGGCCTTTTTAAGCGTGCTAATTAAGTCGTTAACTGCAGAGTTAAAATCAATGGTTACTTCGCTCTTGACCTCTTGTTTGACGTCCAGACGTTCGCGGTAGTCTTGTTGGAATTGACCACGAACGGCCACCTCAACCATACGTGTGTTGAAGTTCTTGTTTTCCGCGTTGGCCAACATTAATCGTTCCCAATACGCCTGACTATGCACCAAGGCCAGATCCAAGGCGTCGGCAAAGTCTGCGTGCTTTTTCTTCCATGCTTCCGCTGTAGATTTGTTAATGCCTAGCTCACTCCAGATCATTTTTTGGGACGCGCCTTGTTTACCCATTTCAACCATGGTTCCGATCATTTCTGGATTGTATTTGCTGACTGTCATATTTTTATTCTCTTAGCCTATACAGACTTTTGTTGTAGGGTGGGGTTTCCGAGCGCTTCCCAGCGTGTCGTACTCCCCTATATCTACTTATACCAAACCCTAAGGCTTCTCGCCCTGAGGCTTAATAATCATTTTGTCGCGCTCCTGAGCTCGCATTTTGGCCTCACTGAGCGCCTCATTGATCACCACGCGAGTAATTGCCCCTGCAAGCTCCATGCGGGCTTTCTCGACGTTCTCTTTGTTGGACAGCCCTGCATTGCCCATAAGCTTGTTTAACAGGTCACTCGCCATCTTCTACAACCTCCTTTTCTTTAGGTATTTGAGGCGCTGCCTGTTCGTGAATCATGTTAATTAAACCAACTAACGTGACTGACCCGACTTGCATTGGTTGATTCAATGCATTTATCAAAGTGTTAATTTGTTCAATAGAAAATTCAAATTTAATCATAATAGTTTCCCATATTTAATAAGCGTTTCCATAGTTTCCCACACCTGTTGCATACGAAGATTGTGTAGGTCAACAAGGCCAATCAAGAGATTAGCTTCTTCGTCTTCTGTCATTACGTCTTTACGGTCAAATTTCATTCTGATAAACAGTTTCAAGTCTTCGCAAGTGCCCCATGCGTTCAATATCTCTTGTTCAAAATCAAATCTACTTTTTTCGTTTTGGCTTGTCATACGTGTCTTCCCGAATGGCTGAAAATAATTGTTGGTGCGCGTTGTCTATATTCTTACTATCCTGCATCAGCAAATCCAATATTGCATGGATTCCTGACGCTGCAGTTTCAGAGTCTAGCGCCTCCATACCTTGAGCAAACCCATTGAACAATGCTATGTGTGTTTCAAGCTCTATGCTTCGACTTTCAAGCTCCGTCAGTTCGCTGAAGTATTTCATTTCGTCTTTTCCCTTTTTTGGATTTCACGATCGATATACCACCGCGCTTTCTTCAGATCCTCAAGCGCGTCATTTTTTAAATCTGCACGCCAAACATATTTCACCGCATTGCCAAGGTTAAACCCCATATGCTCGGTGATCTGAATGCACTCAACACCTGATGGGTGTTTGGTGTAATGCTTGGGGTGGTTGACGGCGTCATCAGGTTGACCATTTGACATCACGTATGATGGCATGATTGGTGTTCGCTGTTCGATGTACTCTTCTAATGTTTTCATACAACCTCCATAACGTTGGGGTAAAGGTCTGTAATTATACCACGACACAACTCTGCTACTTCTCTGTGCTCTTTTTGTGTTGCCTCATGGCAACGCAACTGAATGTAGTGGATCCACGATCGTAGGGTGCCGTTCATGTACATTTTTGACATGGTCAACCCCTCTGGCAAAATCTTGCGTGCCACTTCTTTGGCAATTCCTTTTTTCAATGCGATGTCATAAAAGTCATGCGCGTCGGTCACAATTCTATCTTGGGCGTTTGACCACCACCGATGCAACGCAGGATCTTCTGCGGGCAAACTGTTTTGTCTATTTTTTTGATCTTGAAAACGTGCTTCACTTACGGCAAATCTTTGCACCTCTGCGTACCTTTGCGAAAACTCTTGGAAGCTAAAACTTCGATGGCGTAGAATTTGACGCGCAATGTCTCTCGTGACATTAATCTCCATGCACACGTTGACCATTTCCAATGGGCTCCAGTGTTGGTTTTTAATCAGGTACTTTATTAGCTTGGCGTACTCGGGGTTGTCTTGATTCTCGGGGTTCGATACTCTTGCCATTTTGGCAATCAATTGTTCCCCGTCTGCGGTTGCCCAGACCAGTTTAACGTTTGTCATAACTTCAATTCCTTTTTGATGGTTTCGACTGCTTTCATAAAATGGTACCGAAAATACTTTTCAGTCACACCAAGTACGTTGTGCGATTTACCCTCTAAAAACGCTTCAAGAATGAAGCGCTGTTTTTTTGGTAACCTTGTCGCTATGATGCGCTCAATATCCAAAAGATCGTCTGACGTCCATGGCAGCCATCCCTCCAAAGAATGGTGCGATCCGTCCAAATCTGAGTCATCCTGCTCCAGTGGATCGGGCTCCTCATCCGACAGTCTGGGGTTTACACAGTTCAGTTTGTATACGAGTATTTTGTTCATTGTGTTTCCGGTATCACTTAACACACATAGATGTTAGTAAAAATGTTGTTTTTCATACTTAGAAGTTTTAAAAACATCCTCAT